AGATTCAACACTGAGTTGTTCAGCTTTAATAGTAAGACCTGCTGCCCCACTGTATTTGATATAATCTGAGTCATCACCAATCCAAAGTGTCTGGGGACCAGGCCCGTTAACCCCTTGCAACCAGAACCCCCCGGAAGTTGGGATTCCTGATGTGTTAAATCCAGAGTATATTGCTCCAGATGTACCGATTTCAATTGTCTGAGCAAATATTGAATCAACATCTATCAGGTCAGTCTTTATATATCCACCAACAATTACCGTAGACCCTAGTTGACTTGCTTCAACTACATCAACAACTGCTAACGCACCAAGCCCAGTAACCTGGGTTGTTGTGACAGTATCTAGCGTAGCGAGATCACCAAGCCCAGTAACCTGGGTATTTGACACAATAATAGTTGAAGCATTAATTAGGTCTGTCCGTATGTATCCACCCTGGATAATAGTGTCGCCAAGTTTAGTGACTTCTATACTATTGTCTTTTACTATAATGTTTCCCTCAACAGTAAGTGTCCCGTCAACCCAAGCAATGGATTCCCCTGTTGTTCCAACATAAAAACTGTCATTTGTGTATTCAGCATGGTATTCTCCTGGCAGAAACTGTTCATTAACAAAGAGTCCTTTTTTACCAGATTTTGTACCAAGACGAATAATTATTTTTGTAAAGGCCCTAGCACCACCGTACATTACATCAAGTGCATCTGTTACAGAGGCTCCACCAAACAAAGAGTCTTCTACATCTACTACACTTGCAAAGCCAATTGTTCCATCACCAGGACCAGCATTAATAATCCCATCTTCTATAAGAATTGAAGCGTCAGATTCAACACGCATTGACCCTTCAAAATAGTCAACATCTCCATCAATAACAAGTCGATCACCTTTCTTTACCCAATACCCGTAGTCATTTGGACCATAGGTTCTAAGACCATCATAACTTGTCAATTGGTCGAGGTATCCAATTGCAACTTTTTCACTTACATCGTCAAATACAGAAACACGATTCTTTTCTTTGTTCAGTTCAATTCTGTTCCCAGCAGATGCAGATTTTAAAAGGTTATCTTCAATTATCCACCCACCGATAGTACCAGATGTTGATTTTAATGCCCCCTCGTTTGTGACACTGAATGGAGCAAATTCTTTTAAATCATCCCCAAACCAAATCGCTTCAGAGGGCTTTATAACTACACGGTTGATACCCGAACCATAACTTAAATTATCAACCCCAATATCCCACCCACCGATAAATCCTTGACGAAATTCAGCCGTACCGTCTGCACTGATTCTAAATCCGCTAACCCCCGTAACATAGTTTGGGGATTGGATATTATTTGTGGTTAATAAAGATACATCGAGTTTTTCAGCAGTAATAGAGTTTGCTGCAATCTTATCCGTGGTGATAGCATTTGCAGTTATTTTATCTGCGGTGATACTCCCACTATCAAAATCAAGAGTGACAAGTGGTTGAATAGTGATTGCATAGGTTTGCCATGCAGAATAGATCGGAGCAGAAACACCACTTGCTGCTCTTGCACGATAGAAGTATGTACGAGCAAGTGGAATCCCTTCAGTTCCATCAAACGGGATTTTATTGTGGACGTACTCGTACCCATACACAGTCGTTACTGCTGGATCAGGGAGTGTCTTCCAAGAGTCTTGCCACCCAGAAGGGTCTTCTATAGGGTCAGAACCAGGATTGTTTAGAGAGAACCAATTAGTTTGGTCTATCGATATTTGCAGTTCATGTCTGTATGTTGAGGAGACTATTTCTAGTGGTTGAGCAAATGCAATGGCCACAGTTCTTCCCTGGGATGAGAGTGCAAGGTTTGGTGGCTGTAAAGACGTAAGTGCTTGTCCACCATCTAATCCATCAACTAATTGTCCAAAAGAAACCTTGCCAATGCCTTCACGAGCAATGTCTTGTAATTCAGCAAGCTCTCTTGCAGGGTCATACACTCCGGTTGAATTGAAATCCCCAGAGGTTTGTGGAGGTGTAGTAATACGATTAACATACTCAGGAATTGGACCTTGTTCTGCGGTGTAAATTTCAGGAGAATAAGGGATACCTTCAATTTCTGCTGTATGGGTATCAGACATGCGTATGCTTTGGATGATAAGATCAAGAGTCTCTTGACCTCGCTCGCCAGGCATACACAGCATCTGGGGATATATTTTTGTCTTCAATACTGGGGTTTCGAGTTCAAATATATATCTCTCACCTTCTCCATCAAGAACGGTATTAACATTGCTTACTGGTTTTACAATATTGAGTCTGAGGATATTGTTATCAGTGCCATCGGTTTCACTATCGAGTTGTGGACGAAGAACTAGTCCATAATCTTTACCGTCTTCAAAAAATACTTCTTCATCAACGATTAAGTATTTGTACTTAGTATCATCAAGCTCATCTTGTATTCCACCAAGAACACGAGTGGTTGTGTCTAACCCAATGAGTGCAGCATCTGTAGTAATTTGAATTCGGTCGCCAATGACACAGACAAGTGACTCAATGTCCGCAGTGAATGAGAATTGCTCAGGTCGAAGGGATTGAGTTGCCAGTGCATACTTAGCGAGGAAGTGTGCGTGTTCTTCTGTAGTGATGGCTACTACTGGTAAGTCTGCAATCTTTTCTTCTGTTGGATTGTCGGGGTCTCTATATACAATGATCTCTCGATCTTCCCAGACAGTTTCATCCACAAAGCTGACTCGAAGTGCATCATTTTGTATATCGTATACAATGTTACCATTGAAATCTCTTGCATTCTTTGGAGTAAAGTATTGAGTGATGTATGGGTTTGGTTTGTCGGTGATGATACGTATTTTACCATCAACAATTGTCCATAGTGATCTGAATGGTGATGTGACAGAGCTAAGAGCTTCTTCGAGCTTTATTTCCTCACCTATGACCATGTTGGCTTTCATGGAAGAACCACCAGAATACCCACCACCCTCACAGAAATCGTAGAACTCACCAAGAGAATCCCAATTGACTTTAGAAAGATTCTTTGCTCCATAGGGATTAACAAGTTCATTTGTGAGTAAGTACACAAATGCTGATGCTGGGTTTTGAGTTTGAGCAAGTGTTTGCCATTTGTCTATTCCAGTCCCAGTAGCCAATGGATCATAGATTCTTGTTTCCAAAGTTGCAACAGCACTGACTTCATCAAGGACACCTTGAAGGGAATCAGTACTTTTGACTCTGACAGCCATAGTGGTTAGTTTCTGTTTAATGTCTGAAGGTATTACTTCTACGTTTCCAACCGTTGGCCCAGAACCATTAAAGACAGTAAAGTTAATAAACTCAACAACAGCCCTATCTACAACATAAGTTGGGTCTTTCGTGGTTGAAGATGCAGTGATAGTGATCGTGAATGTTTTAGAAGGAGAAGCATTCCAGACAGTGAGATTTGATTGGAGATCAATATCAACTTGTCTTCTCATTGGCTTTACCCGATTGTCAGTGAATACAAGGGTTGAGCCAGAGGTGCTTACACCAACAGTGCTAGAGCCTTTCGTAGTATAAGTAAATGATGTTACTGGAGCTGTTACCCCTGGGTCTTCTACTGGACTAATAACTATGTTTATAGGAATGCTGTAAGATAATTTGTCTCCACTATCTTTTTCATACCTGGCTATTCCAGAAGTAAAAGACAATCCCACAGAAGCAAGATATGTTCCACTACCAGTTGTAGATGTTAGCTCTGATACTTCTGCTGGTGATTCACCTGGATAGTTGTATATTGGTGTGCCAGGGTATGTTGGTCTGATTCTTTTTGAGTAAAGAGAGTGTTGTGTTGAAGAGCCATAGTGTACGTCTTTAACAAGCCCAGCACCAATAACTGCTGGATTCGAGAAAGGGAGGTCTCCGAACTTTAAAGTGCTTTCATCAATTTTAACATCTTTGTATCCGAAGCCAAAAAGCATGTAGACATATTGATCGTCAGAGTTGGGGATGTTTTCAACATATGGGTTGGCTAGGTAGTCTGGGAAAACAAGATGTCTGCCAAGGACAATGGGAATTCTTCCTCCAAGGTTTATTCTATTCTTTGAGCCACGAATACCTATTTGATTACTTGCTTTATCCCGTCTTGCTGCAATCTCTTTATTTGCACCAACAATTAATGCTGCACCAGCCCCCCCAAACAACACAGCAGTTCCAGCAAGAATACCAGCAGCTAAAAGTGTACCACCACTAATAACAACAAGAATAGCAATAAGGAAAACTGATGCAGCAAAAGCGAGAAATCCTTTACCACTTGATTTTCTTTCTTCCGCAGTACCACCGTCAGGAAGTATTTTAATGATTATGTGGTCACTAGTTGGAATTGTATCTGGGTCAGTAACCCGTTGATCGAAGTCAACAAAGATTGCCTGTTCAATTGGGTACTTGTTTCGAGTGTGTTCTACAAATAAGTTTCTAAATGTGTCTCGCTCTACTTCATGTATTTCTTTTTCAGTAGAGAAAGGATTGTCCATTACTGTCAGTCTGACTTTATTTGATTCCATAATATCCCTCTATTCTCCCTTTCAGCATACCCTGGTCAATTGGTACACAACAAGAATCAATGTTCTTAATAACATGAAGTATCATATTATTCCCAACATACACACCCATGTGGCTGGTGTAACCATGAAATTTGAATAAGACTACATCACCAATTTCTGGTGATTCTTTCTTCTCGGAAGCAATAAGTGGCTTGTTATCCAAGAGTATTTCTTGAACACTTGTGCCATCATCTGCCGAAGTGTAGTCCCAAAAGTCAGGAAGATTTTTCCCAAACTCATTATTTAGCACAAGACGAACTAGTCCATAACAGTCACAACCATCAAAATCTCTACCATGAGATTTATACGGAATCTTAATATATTTATTGATGTCAAACATTATTGCACCAACCCAGGGAAATTGGTAAGTGTAACTTTCAATGGAGATAGTATTTGATCAATGCGTAAATCGTAAGACAACACACCCGTTATGGATCGACTGTTGTAACTTATCTGACTAAGCTGAAATTCCCACGGCCCAGCTTCTCTTACAACATTATCACCAACAAGAACAATCTCTGCGGTAATAGAAGGAGACCCAGAAATAGTTCGAAACAAAGCAATGAATCTACGGTCGATGTTACTGATCGTGAGTTTTGCGTTTGACAAACTTTCTCCCTCTTCTTCTGGAGGGACGAATGAAAAAGAAGTAGCAAGATATGTGTCACCATCATAGATAATATCTTGGTTGTTGTTCACAACTCGAATAACTTGTGGAGTAATACTCTCATGAGTAATACTAAGTATTACCAGTGGAGTATCATATACTTCTGTTCCATTTAATTGGTTTCTAAAATTTTGGCTTATGTTTCTAGGCACTTGGAAGCACCTCCAAAACAAAAGAAACTCTCCAGTCTCTTGAGTCTCCGTCAGGGACAGCATTGTAAGGTTGTCCACCAGATTCAATCATAAAACGGCACTCGACCGTTGGTCGATCTTCTTCTGTTTCTCCAGTAGAAGGAAACCACATTGGGTCAGGAAAGTTTAATCGTGAAGACCCATGAGCCACACCAGGTAACACTGGATTAGCCACACTGTTGTTAAAGAATGTTCTGAATGTGAGAAATTGTTCTGGAGTAAATACCATTGACACATTTAACATTTGAGAAACACCAGTGAACCGTCTTCGAACAAGGGGGAACCCAGATTCTGTTTCAGATCGAACAATTCCAGACTGTGGGGTAAAAGAGAACCCGTCTCTTAGAATATTTTTAGGTAATGTTGAAGGCCAATTGACCGCCATAACTAGCTCCTTCCTCGGGAGGATACACCATACCGAGTATTCATCTCTTTATCAACAGAACCGTCAGCAATCATTCCCTTTACTGCTTTACGCAGAACTATGGCAATGCTTCCATCAGGTTGTTGTTCTTCCTCTACTTGTACACCAGCATAATTTCTTATTTCTATATTCACTACAGGAGCCGTCCCACCTCCAGCAATATGAACCCCAAGGTTTCCGTCATTGGTATAAGCAAGGGGCATCACAGCTTCTTTTCCTGCTTCACCAGCTAATACGTTTCCCATTCTTGTAGGTGAGGAAATTATACCACCAGAAGCCATCGTCTCAGTAGTTGAACTACCATTGAGAGTCCCCTCTATAGCACCACCAGCAAACAGTCCTGCTATTCCTAAAGCAACTAGCCCAAGACCAACAGGAAGTGTAGCAGGGTTCAACATTAGTTGCAGACCAGTTTGAATCAACATCATGGGGATTATCCGCAACAATTCAATGGCTAAGTTTGCTAATGAAGTGAGCATTGTATCTGTTGCACTTGCTCCGCTTGCCATTGCACTTCCTAAATCCCAAATTCCAGAAGCAACACTCTCAGTTACAGTAGCAAGAGTCTGTATTCCTATTTCTGCAAATAATGCTGCTTGTGCAGTCATTTCACCATATGATATAAGTAGATTGTCAAGACGTTCTTGAAGTTCTGTAGTCCAGTCAAAACTTTCATCTGCTTGTTGAGAAAGTAAAGCATCTATTTCAGTTTTTAGTCCGGTGAACTTTGAAGCAATAGCACCGGAATCAAAGTCTCCAATAAAAGCATCAAACATTGACTGACCAAGCCCAGATCGAAATGTGTCTTCAATTGAACCAAACATTCCATCACTTACAGTTGCAAAGTCAGGCAAGATGTTTAAAACTCTTTCAGTTGCTATTTCAACTGCTTGCATTTGACTAGCAGTTGCCTCAAGCATAGCTTGTAAGAACTGGAACCCAGAAGATGCTTCATCCAATCCACGAATTTTTAAAGCTTGCATGATTTTAATAATATCCTGCATTCGAGACTCAAGTTCATCATTTGATACTGTGTAATCTTCAACTTCAAATCCAGCATCACGCATCGCTTCTGTCATTCTTATTGCAGCATCTTCTTGTGCAGTCCAGGAGTTTGTAAGGTCAGTCCCCATTGAAGTTGCAAGCTCACTTATTTGGGTCTTATATTCATTAAACATTCCTGGGTCACTTGTGAACAATTTATCCATCAATGTGAACGGGGAATCAATACCGTCTTCACTTGTGTTTGCTTCAAATAACTCTTGAACATGGGAAATCAAATCTTTAATCCTTGTCTCAATCATTGATGTCATGTCTGGGGTAATTCCAAGAGCATTACTCAAAGCAACTTCAAAATCAAAAATCTTCTGCATTTCTTGAGAATATACCCGAGCAACGTCTTCTCCTCCTTGTCCACGAATAAGGCTCAGAGAAACTCCAGTGATTTCAGAAAACCATTCTTGCCATGTTTTTTTAACAGGCCCAACATTAGCAGCCAAAAGGTCTTCAATATAGGTGATAACCCCATTAAGTTGTCCTTCCATTTCAGGACCACCAACTTGAGCAAATGCAGATTTCAAGTCGGTGAGCTTTGCTTCTTGAGCTAGGCTATCAGCAATTGTCTGGTAAAGATTAACAACAAATGGTTCTTCAGTAAATCTTCTATTTATTTCTCTAGCTTGATCAATTACTTCTAATTGTTTCTCTAAGCCAATCTCACTAAAATCTGCTCCATCAGCAAATCTTCTTGACATTCTGTTGAGAGTCTGCATGTAGTCCGCACTGGAGCCACCACTTAAAAGTCTGGTAAGTCTGAGTGTTGTCGCTTCAACTTGTGGTTGTAATTTGCTTATTTCATCATCAATCTTCTGTCTGTCCTGGACAAAGCGATCAAGCATGGCTTGGTATCTTTGTAGATAACTGTTAAGTTGTTCAGTTGTTGAGGACGCATTGACTTGCGTAGTCATGGGAGTAGGCCTCCCACCAACATTACTCATTCGTTGGCTAAGGCTTTGAGTAGATATTGTTTCACCACCAGTACCAGAAAATGAAGAAGCTTGTCCCATTATCTCAGGTATTCTCCCAGACTGTTCAAACTGACTTACATACTGGGCAGAAACAGCCTGGGCACGTATTCTATTCCTATCTTGCAAGGAAACAACATCTTGAAGAATGCCACGTTGTTGCTCAAGCATTCTATTCGTAGACTCAATTGCTTTTTGGTGTTCTCTCTCTGAGGAAAGTTTTGCATATGCAACAAGTCCAAACACGGCCACTAATCCAGCAACAACCCCAGCAGTAACACCAAGTGCTAGATTAAGAGAAACCATTCCACCAGTAAGTGTGGCTACGGCCTTTGTCATTCCAGCAAAAACTCCAGCAAGTTTTAAACTCTCGATAACCCCCATGAGCATTGCAACTGATCCAAGAACAGAGACTAAAGCTAACAAAACAAAAACGGAGTTCTGTACAAAGTCAGGAAGGTTTACAAAAATCTCCACTGTGGTCGCCAAAGCATCAGTTAATGCAACAAGTACAGGGAGTAAATTATCTCCAATTTCCGAGAAAGAGTTTTGCAATCTCTGTCTGTTTTGTTGGAGTTGGAAGTTGAACTTTGCTACACCTTCGGTTACTTGCTCATACGCCTGATCTGCTGCTCCGGTGCGTGAAGTTACTTGATCTAGTTTAGTTACAAAGTCCCCAAGCTGTTCGCCAGCGAGTCGGCTTACAAGAGTCATACCTTCTTTACGGGTAATATAGTCTTGGAGAGGTCTCCCAGAACGTTCAGCTTCTTTTGTAATGGCAGTCATTACTCCAACCATGCCAAGTCCCTGAAGTGCAGCTTCAGCATTGGCATACCCGAGACGAGTAAATAATTCAGATAATTCCTCAGTGGGATTGAGAAGACTGTCCATTGCAGATCGGAACTGGGTAGCAACCATACTTGCATCCCCGGTAATACCTGTAAGAGTTGCAAACGTAGCAAACAATTCTTCTTGACTAATATTCAATCTGTCTGCACGGTCTGTTGCAACTTGCATAGCACCAGATAAAGCAGGAATAGTGGTATCACCCAAACGAACAGTTTCAAATGCAAGGTCAGCAACTCGCTCAACGGCAGCTGCACTTGTATCTCCAAATGCACGAGTAACAGAAGAGAGTAATTGCACAGAGTCAGCAGCCGTTGCATAGCCAGCAATGCCCATACGAATTGCAGTATTTAATCTTTCAGTAGTTTCTTCGGTATCTTGGAAAACCGATATTGTTCTATATAAAGCATCGTTGATGTCTTGGAATGATCTACCTGTTTCAGCAGACAATGCTTTCACATCTTCTTTTAATTCATAGATGCGGTCCCCGGTACCAATGAGCAGAGCTTGCACATTACCAAGCCCTGCGTTTAAGTCGGTTGCCATCTTAATGGATGCAGCGGAAAAAGCAAGAAGAGGGAGAGTTATATACCTGTTAATATCCCGGCCAATAACTTTCAGTCGACCAGAAGATGCAGTAAGTTTTTTATCTAAATTGTTAAAAGACGATGTGGCTTGATCAACCCCAGTCTTTGTATTTTTTAAAGAAGAATTGGTTCCATTCAGACTACTTGTAAAATTCTTGTTAGTCTGTTCAGCTCTGCGGAAAATATCTTCCATCTTAGAGGATGCTTTGTATACATCCTCTATGTCTTTTTGAGTCTGGCGAACACCTTCAGCTTTTAATTTTAGTGATAAAGTATACTGGTCTGACACAGTGTTCTCCTTTCTCCAAACTACTTTCGACCTTTCTTTACTGCTGGCTTTGCTTTCTTTGGTCGATGCTTTTCGCTAATCCAACTCAAACATTTCCCATACGCACTTTTCAGTATGTACAGCTCCCCAGCATCAAGCTCTATTTCAACAATTTTTTGGTAGTAGTATATCTCTCCCCATTTTAAACTTTCACCATCCCACAATTCCCAAAAAATCTCCCGAAGATAACTCATATCAATCGGAAGATTTTCCATTTCAAGTTCAGCAGGTTTGATCCCTGTTTGTTCCCAAACCTGCTCTAGCTGAGACCTTAATGTCGAACCTGTATCATAATCTTTATAATTTAACTTTAATTCTTTTACAAGATATTCACTAAAAATCTCAGCTTGCTCTACAAAAAATTAGATCGTTCAGCAATAAATTCTACAACTTGTTCTGCTATCCAGGTGTACTTTCCATACACAAGTTTTGCATTCTCAAAATCACATTCTAGTTGCTTTCCATCAACAAGGAGGGTTCCAACTCCAAGAGCATTTCCATCATCATCGGTAGAGTCCCACTCTAAAGTACAGATTGAAATGGTTTCAATCGTGTCTTGCTCTTCTTCAATAGGGCTAATCTTCTTCTTAGTGTTTCGCTTCTTTGCAAGCTCTTGCTGTCGCCGTTTCAGAACTTTAGAATCTCGTCCAGCAACTCGAAACTTTGCAACCACCATTGTTTGGTCAGGGGAAAGAATGTCAAGCCATACGCCTTCATTACTCTTCTTCGCTGTATCCAACTGTGCTAAATCCATATCAAACTCCTCATATCCTCAACTTATAAAATGAAGCCCTGCATACACAGGGCTTTATAAAACCTTATTTATGCGATTGCAGGTTGACGAAGAATAAACATCGTTTTCTTCTTATCAGTAGCAAGTCCACCCAATGCCTGGAAGTTTACGTTTTGCGTAACATCATTCTCACTTACATCACGGGAGTCAGAAGTGAGCTTAACTCGTGGCCACCCAAACAGGTAGCTATTCCCAGCCAAGTCTTCAGTTCGAATAGCAAGTACAAATTCTTGCTCTTGCTCGAACAGGTTTGCAACCCCAGCAGATTCAAAGTACGCATTCAAGGTTCCGGTTACATTAGAACGACCATCACCAATAGAAGTTGCATCTTTGTCCATAAGTGCATAACGGCGAATCAACCCATTGTCAAGGGTGAAGTTCAGTCCAGTTACAACAGCCTGAAGTTCAGGTGCATTAGGGATGAATAAGTCCCCAGTGAAGCTGTCAAATACATCATTGATGTTCGACTGTTGAACTCCACTTGCTATAGAAGCATTCTTAAACCCAGAATAGGTGAGTGCTTGGAACGAAAGTTCCCCAGTGATCACACTGTCTGGCTGAACGTTCATAGACATAGAAGCCACATAAGCTCCAAGTGCATTATGGAAGATTCCGTCAGTTACTGAATTACCATCGATGTCTTCTCCGGTCTTAATGTCGGTGAAGCCTTCTTCAAAGGCAAAGAAATCAAGTTCTTTTCCTACAGTAATAAAACCAGTAGAAGTCCCAACAAAAACTGTACCAGAAGATTTCGTTTCAGTAGTGAGGGTGCCTTCAAGAGTAATGGCTAAGGCAGTAACAGTCACAACTTTAAACCATCCGTTGTTTCCACCTTCGGTAAAGCCATCAAACCAAATCTTGTCACCGACTTCTACTCCAAGAGTAACCCAAGAACCACTTGCTCGGGTAACAGTATTTGAAGTTCCATTTACGGTAAGTCCAACCGAAGCAGTATCAATGCTTTCTCCATAATGACCAGAAACAAAAGTGAAATCTGCATCGGTTTCAGCAAGCATGGTTAATCCAGTGGTTGTTCCCAACTCGTAGACGGTCAGGTCTGCTCCACTAATTACACCAACTTCACCAATAAGGTCACTATTCAGAACCCCGTTGATAATCACATAATCACCAACACTGATTTCATAATCTGCCCAGTCAGCACCTACACCAGTAAGTGTGAACACTCCACCAGTAGTAACGGATGCAGTAGCACTTATGGTTCGGCCACCTTTCCATTCACCACCCATCGCTCCCTGAATAAGTTGATCATAACTATCATATGACAACTCAAACGGAATAGCAACGTCAGGTTGGTTTTGACCAAGGCGAGAAACAATTATTTGTCTATCATCTCGAATTTCATTCGATGTGATATTGGTTCTGTTGTTCATCAATCCAGAACCGCCAGTAGTACGAAGTCGCTTGAATACAGGGGAAGCAGGTACTTGCTTCGGCTCTGATTGCTTCACATACTGGATAAAACGGTTTGATCCTGAAGCCATCTAATATCCTCCAATTTAATTTTCTAAATCTGCTCTATACTCAATTCGAATAAACTGAGTAAACCAATCTGGTCCCTCAACATAGTTTACTACACGAAACCTTGTTACTCGGACATACACATCGTTGTGAACTAATGTGGTTCCACGTTTGAATTTCTCATGTAGTGCATCAATTATGTTTTGAAGTGGTCCCTTGGTCTCAAACGATGGGACGTTGACAGTTAATTGATAGAAACCAATATGTCTGTTTCGTGTGTGTGTCCCTATTCCAACTGACGATTGTGCAGCAGGAACAAGTGCAGTTCTTATATATGCCATACCAACTTCAGGCTCATACCCGATATTTGGGTAAACCACAGTAAGACTTTGTTGCTCCGCAACTTCATTGAGAGCTACCTCTAATGTTGTCTCAATGTCCAATTCAGTCATAAAAAGTGTCCACCTAATTGTTGATATTAGAAGATTATATCACATTTTTTACTGCGATTACTTGCAAATAGGGACCACATTTCTGTGGCCCCTATTTCCCAACTCTTCTACTGATTGCATCTTGAACAATTGCTGTCCACTCCATGGCGGTAACTCCAACAATTCCTTGTGGTGCTTGTCGTGAGAATCCACCAGAAGAACGCTTCTCATATTTGTCTTCTTTCAGACTGTACTTATTATATGATCCCATTTTTGGTGGGTTGGGGTAAAGCCCAAACTCTAATGACTTGATCCCAGGGGAACTGTTACTGAACGTGATAGTTGCATCATCCATAAGTTTCTCAGTTTGTATTGCTGCTACTAAATCAGATTTTGTATCGTTCCTGTCAAAATCAGCAATTGTCTCATTGTAGGATGAATCTTCACTTCCATCAAATGTTATGTTCCAGTTAGCAATAGTGTTACCGGATTCAGGATATTCATCAAAGTACCTTGGGGTTCTATCTACAAGTTTTCTTGCAACTTCATTAGCTGCATTCTTGAAGTCCCTCTTAAATGAATCCCCAAGTTTATATTTAAGGAAGACTTCAAATCTTTTTAATTCAGATTTGTTGTCGGACATTTTACCTCTCCTGTTTAAACACGCACTTGGATTTTATAAACAACATCTACTGCTCCAGGAGACACTGGATCACAATAGATGTAATTATAACTTGTACCATTCACAGTAATAACATCTCCAAGTATAGGGAGTGGTATTCCGATGGCAATAAGTTTTATGTCTCCACGTTTTACAGTAGTGCCATCAATTTCCTCATTCCTATATTTTGTAAGAACAGCATACCCACTGTATTCAGCAGAGTAGGCTGTAGGTTCTTCAGTAAATGTTGCTAGGGTTGTTGTATCAATCCAGTAAAATGACTTTGTTGCTGGATCATATTTTTTCTCTATCTGGCTTGTATCTGCTTTCCGCAATAAAGAAATTGGGGCACCAAATCTTTCAATAAGAGGATAGGCCACATTGTCTCTAAGAGAAGCATAATCATATGCCATTAAGTAAAGCCCCCAACTCTCATTATTTTAAGATTAGCAATGGAACTTAATCCACCAGTTAATCGAACCATTATGTCTTCTAAGATAGTGTAGGTTGCTCTCTTTGGAGTAGAACTTGAATTGTATT